GATTCTAGGCTTGTGGGACATCACGATTGAAAGCCCTCCAGTCTTTGGCAAGCGGTACAAATACCGTGACCCGGACCCGAAGTCTGGAGAAGAGTTCACTGACCGCCTGCGTGGCATCATGGAATTCATGAACCAGTCCAAGCTGGCGTTTGCTGACTACTGGGCTGACGACCCGTTCACAATCATGGATACCTTCCATGAGGAAGAAGGCGCGTCCGTTCTAGGGGAACACCACTTCAAGGAACTCTGGGAAGCGGAGCGTCTGGACGCGATCAGTTGGGTCAAGTATTCACAAGACACCGGGCTGGTCATGCCCATGCTGAATCAGAAATTGCTGGTCATGGCACTACATGAACTGTGGTATCAGACCAAGACTACGATCGAGGAACAAACAATGGCAAAGAATAATGATGAGAAGCTCTGGTGGCTGATCGAAGGAGCGTCAACCAAGGTCGGCGGATTACTCAAGTCCTTCCGCCGGTCCACGTTGATGGTCGTCCTGGATGACACGGCACAAGAGAAAGGACACCGCCGTGTCTTCCTATATATCCGGGCAGATGAGAGCAAATTCGTGCATGAAATCACGAACAAGATGAATCTGACTCCGAAGCAGATACTGGATGCCCCAGTCTTTGAGACTGCTACCTGCGGGATATTGTCCACGGACACTCAGGCGCATGAAGAGCATTGCAACAGCTGCAGAGTGGTCATTGATAATGAGACTCAAGCTGCTGAATCAGCCAAGGACCGCATCAAAGCTGTGGCTCAAGAAGTTGGTGATGATTTAGAAGATACCTTACTCATGGAAAATCTGGACGCTCATTGGAAACAGAACATGACCTGGGAGAATGAAGACCTGGAGCGGATGATTGATATCTATGACAAGGCCGGCACGGAAGCCATGCACAAAGCCAATAGACACTTTGAGATCGCGGAGAAGTGCCGACGGTTACTGACTCCAGATGATGAAGTCACCAAGCTGGAGAAGGCTCTGGAGGAAGCCAAACGGCAACAGGTGGAGAAGCGTGAAGGTGACCTGGCAGAACTAAAAGCATTGATTTAAGCATCGTTTCAGCGGCCTTGAGGCAGGCCGCTGGCGCGAGTCTTAAATAGAAGGAGGATCTGCATGAAAGTGCTACCCAAGTTTGAAGGACTGGAGATAGTCCAGCGCACCTACAAGGCCGGAGCCAATGAGTACCACCGCTATGAGGTGGACGGCTTTGATTGCGGCGGTCACTGTACTGATTGCCGTGCTACGCCTAAAAGGCCGTGCAAAGGCTTACTGTCTGTGACCTCATTCACTGGCGCCTACGGCGGCATCGGCGGGGCATATATAGGCGGGATGAACCATATCCTAAACGCCGTCTTTGGCGAATATACCAGCAAGGCCAAGGACGAATTGAAAGTCGGCGGCTGGATGTTTGATTTTCTCCGCTCAAGTCTTGACGGTGACCCCCATATGGACCTTTTACAGTGCCGCCAGGAAGTCGAAGAAATCCCCACCCCTGGAGACATCTCCAGAGACTACGGCACGGGCGTCCACGCCGCTCTGGAGTCTGTCCTGGTCGGTGATAGAGAAGTGCCAAGCCGATACGCCGGCTCGGTCGCTGACATCATGGCCTGGCTCAACAGAGGCGGAAAAGACGGACCATACATCGTGGAAGATTCAGAGGTCAGTGTCTTCCATCCAGAGCTGAGATACGCTGGTCAGATCGACTGCGTGGCCCGGTGTGGCGATCGCGTCATCATCATCGACTGGAAGTCTGGCAAGGAAATCTACCCCAGCCACGCCATGCAAGTGGCTGCCTACGCTATGGCCTATTCCGAGATGACGGGGCTGGAAGTCAGTGAAGCCTGGGTAGTGAAGGCCAGTCCTATCACGGGCTTTGAAGCCAATCAGGTGGTCGATCTGGCGCAGGCGCAAAAGGCTTTCATCGCCATGCAAGAAACCAAGCGGAACGCTGACCGCATAAAGTGGAGGGTAGACAATGGATAGTCGGTCCAAGATTTGTGAGATGAGGAAGGACAATCCTCTAATCACACAGGCTCAGATGGCGGATACCATTGGCGTGAGCCGTGAGCGTGTCCGTCAACTTCTAGTGGATATGGGGATGCCGACCGTGGTTGATAAAACGCCAAGAGCCAATCCTTGGAACAAACCACGGTCACTGGAGATAGCACCAGCCTTGCTCTGGATTATCAATGAGATGCTCCGGCCGCCGGCTGGAAAGGACGATTACATCCCCAGGCAGACCGCTCAATTCAGAGACTACGCTCAAGCGGTAGTCGATCAAGCCAGCGTCTATATGACGGCTGATGCTACAGGATGGGAGGAATATCTTGGACAATGAAAAGCGTGGGAAGGAGGTGGTGAAGACCCCGTCACTCTTGGACGGGTTGAGTTTTTTCGTTGCCGTAGGACCGGCATTTTTATGGCGTGAGGGTGTGGTGTACGGCTCAAATCCTAAGTTTTTGAGTGTAGTACACAAACGCGCATGGAGCGCGAAAGAAGCTGAAATCTATCCAAGTGCTTAAAGGAGCCAGATGACTACTACTGATATCGTCCGGTATACGGACACCGTGACTGGAGCAGACGTTGAACTGTCTGTGAAGTTGATTCAAGACACTATGTGCAAGAACGCCACTGACCGTGAGGCTTTGATGTTCTTGGAACTGTGCCGCCACCAGGGTCTGAATCCCTGGGTCCGGGATGCCTATCTCATCAAATACGGCAAGGACTCCGAGGCCACGATGGTGACCGGGAAAGATGCCTTTATGAAACGGGCTGACAAGCATCCGCACTTTGACGGGATCGAGTCTGGCGTGATTGTCCAGAAAGGCGACCATATAGAGAACCGTGTTGGCACTCTGGTGCTGGACGGTGAGAAGCTGGTTGGCGGTTGGGCTAGAGTGGCAAGGACCGACCGCAAGATTGATGTCACTCCGACCGTGTCAATGAGTGAGTTCAACTCTGGACGTGGCCTCTGGCAGAAGATGCCCGGAGTTATGATCGAGAAATGCGCTATAGTGACGGCTCTCAGACGTGCCTTCCCGTCCACCTTTGCCGGGATGTATGACGCAGCTGAGATGAGTACCGTGGAAGTGGACTTGAACGGTGAGGTCATGCTGGCTCCACCGTCAAACAATGACGCTCTTCCACCACCTCAAATCGTGGAAGAGAAGCCAAAGGCTAAGACCAGGCGTCCAGCAGCCAAGAAGGACGCTCAAGCCGTAGAAGCGGCTGAACCAGATGCGCCAAGCATCACAATCATCCGTGATGACAATCCATCTGATGAGACTGGCGCCGTCAGCCAAGAGGAAGTCGAGGACATCGTGGCTCAGACCCAGCAGATGATTGCTGACGCTAAAGAGACTTCATTGGTTGATGCTTCAGAGGACTTCAGTCCAGTGACTACATATGAAGAGCCGACTCCTTGCGCCTTGGAAGGCCACGGTGACGGCCTCTACGTTGTCATGGAAAGTTCATCTACTAAAGACCGACGCTGGGTGCATGATTACACCTACGAGCTGAACGGTGAATCAAGGACCGGCCGTTGTGTCTACACTGGAAACGTGCCAGTCCCGCCAGCCAACCCTGAATTTAACCCTGCATAATCTTTTGTGAGGACAGAGGCTTCAGCCTCTGTAAACACCCGGCGACGGTTCCAAGGCCGTGCAAATTATGGGTGTGTGGAGTGTGGATGGTTGATGATTGGGTGAGGGTAGATGGGTTGAATCCAGAAGATGAGGACCCGACGCTGACAAGAGATTTGGCGAATGACTATGTCCATTACGGTCTGGTCAACGGTCAATTCCCGTATCAGAGAGGATGGTCTGAATCAGATCCTCCGGGGACTATGCAAGGCAGATGGTGTCCTACACATAGAAGGATGGAGATGGCTCCAAAAGGCGGAAGGTTACGATGCGGAGCCGCCTGGGCAGAACTGTATGAGATGGAGAGAGAGGTTGAGGCGGAGAGGATGAGTCCCAACAGAGCAATCTTGCACTTGGCAGAGAATATCACAGGACTGGTCACAGAGATTAGCCACGGTCAGAGTGTGATTGTAGAACCACCGCCGAAGCCTCCGAGGCCACAGACTCCGCCAGCACCGGCCAGGCGTAACAACGGGAAAGGCGGGGTGGCACTTCCATGAATTCCAATGACATAGCCCCGGACAGTAGCCCCGCGATCAACACTCAGCCGCCAAAGATGGAAGTCCTGGGCGGTATCTATTCGTTCGATTGGGCGCATGAGAATGTCCAGATAATCCTTGAAAGACTCCGTGAGGACTCACGGCGCACGGTGACCGCTGATATCACGGTCAAAGGCAACCCGGAAGGTCATATGCACATGACCAAACTGAACCTCCTCGCCACTCGTAGTCGGACCGAAATCACCAAGTATCTCAGAGAAAGATGCCAGCGGAACCGTGACTGGGATGCCATCATCGAGCAGGTCTGCGTGATGACGCTCCAGAAATTCAGAGCGGGAGAACCCGTCTTGAATCTTGGTGAATTATCTCCTCCGCTGGAGCCGATTTATCGTCTCTTTCCGTGGGTGGTCGATCTGGAACCGTCGATAATCTACGGCGAAGGCGGCATAGGAAAATCCTATCTAGCTGGCTTCATGGCGGCGATGGTAGACCAGGCCATCTCCACAGAGTATTGCCGGCCTATGCCTGGCAAAGTCCTTTATCTGGATTTTGAAACCACGTCAGAAACAGCGGCAAGGCGTTTCCAGGCACTGACCAAAGGCTTCGGGTTTGAAGGCAAGTCCAACGTCATCTACCGCTTCTGCCATCAGTCACTGGCCTCTGATATCAGTGAGATTCAGAAGATAGTGGCTGAAGAGAATGTGGCGTTGATAATAGTGGACAGTGCCGGTCCTGCCTGTGGTGGTGACCCGGAAACCGCCGCAAGCGCGATCAGTTATTTCACGGCATTACGGTCACTGAGGAAGGCATCAATCACGATCGCGCACAGGTCAAAGACCAATAGCGTTGGGCCGTTCGGTAGCGTCTATTGGGTGAATTATCCCAGGATGTCTTACGAGCTCAAAAAATCTCAGGAAGAAGAATCAGACGTGATGCATGTTGCCTTGATACACAGGAAGGTCAATGACGGTCAACTTCAGAAACCGATGTCATTCAAGATAGAATGGCACTCAAACGGCGCCGTTACGGTGAACACCGAGAGGCTGGAAAGCATCCCGGACTTCATCACTGAATTACCACTGACGGAGCAATGTGTGGCGGCTTTCACGGAACACGGACCAAAGACGGTGAAAGAATTGGCAGAGATAACGGGTCAGGCTCCAAGGAGCCTCTCGGTCACTCTGTCCAGGAACAAGCGCAAGTTCAGACGCATAGGCAACCAGAGGTGGGACAATGTTGAATAATGAGGTTGAAGATTATGAGCTGGGTACATCTACCGAGCAACTCCGGGAACTCTCCCTCTACTCAGGGTATGGAGGGTTCTCTCTCTCACTCAAACTTGCAGGACTCAATACAAGGACCGTCTGCTACGTTGAGTGGGAAGAA